CTTCTCTTTATCCGACTGGTCACCTGAATAACAGCAGGCACTAATCCCTGACTTCTCAAGCTCGTCACGCACAGCCTGCATGAAATTCTTACGGCTAGACCATATAACAACCTGATGCTCTTCAGGGTCAATCTCATCTATAAGCTCCATGAGAGCTTCCATTTTAGGGTTCTCAGAAAGAGGCTTATAGTCAGCCTTCGGTTTCTGACACTCAGCATGGAACGGACAAGTGTTACGGAGTATTCCTTCCTGCTTACCGCAGCCGAGGCAGGAAGAGACCGGCTCGAAGCCGTTGCATACATCCAAAAGACGCTGGCCAAGCTCCATAGCGGCAGTCTTTCCAAGCACGATATTGTCAGTAAATCCGAGCTTTACAAGCTGCTTATAAAGCTCAGCAGCTTTCTTTCCGAGCTTCACTTTCTTTACGATAGGCTTCTCGATAAAACGCTCAAGCGAAGTATTAAAAGCGTCGGCGCGGCTTACGACTTCAGTACAGTGTGCGAAACGCTGCATAAGAGCCTTGGTGTCCTTAAACGGAGTATATTCCTTATGCTCCATAATCCATCTTTGGTTCTCAGCCGATACAGAGTAGGCGCGGTAAATAGCGTCCATAGCTGTCTGCAATCTTGCGGTTCCGCCTACCTGATATGCGTTTATAAGCCTGCGTCTTATTCCTGCCCAAGAAGCAATATCGCGCTCACCTGAGTGCTCAGGCATAAGAACACGCCGTCCGCGTCCGATATGAATGGTCATCATAATACAATATTTTTCTGCAAGCTCCCACATACTTTCCGGGAACGAGTTCTCGTTCAGAAACTGGTACTGGTCTACGATGTTAAGCGGAGACTTCGACATAAGAGTACCTGTAAGAGCCATACGCTCACCGTGACGGCTCAGGAGCTTTATGAGCCTTGTGCGTGTAGACTTGTCTTTCTCTGCCTGCGGAGCCGTAGTCTTAATTTTTGAGCTTTCGTCAAGCACTATGAACGGGTCGGTAACACAGGAGAGAAAAGTCTGAATGACTTTAGGAAGGTCGTTCTCAGAAAGCTCCTTCTTCCCTTTAAGTCCTGAAGGCGAGAACGCTTCGGTATTTACGATAAGAAATCTCTGTCTTTGCATACATCACCTTTCCTGAAACTTCTGATATTAAGCCTGGCTGAAGCCGCGCTCAAAGCAATCTCAGCGACCTCAGCAGCATCCAATATGAACACGGCACCGTTGAACCAAACAGCCACGCTTATATCCAAATCAGGATGAGACTTGTAAAAGCGCGGCTGTGTGACTTCCATCTTGAAGTTCCCGCTCTTGTCCGCAAGTTTCATCTCAAAGAACTCCGCGTAACCGCTCTTGTAAACCACGAGCAAGTCAGGAAATCCCGGCTCCTTTTCCTCGTTCTCAATCTCGAACACGTCAGGAGCAGTTCCTACCTGACTTGGGTCAGCGCAGATAAAGGTCATAAACGCCTTTTTGAAATCCTGCTCGCTCCTGAACGGACGGTCAAAGCGTTCACTCAAAATAACGTGATTACCAAGATTATGCGCGCTCAGTCTCATAGATTACCTCCATACCAAGAGCGTCAGCGATTGATTTCTCAAGCACCGCTCCCCTGCTGTTCTCCCAACCTGCAAGCATATAAATGTGCGTACAGTTCAAAAGAACACGGATGTCAGCCTTCATATAGTCCTTATACTCGGCCTTCTTTCCCATCGCCTGACAAGTCATCTCAACGGCCTCGGCAATCTCACGCGGATTATGAACCACCTCAAAGCCCCAAGATTTAAGCTCCTTGCAAGCCCTGTCGAAGTTCTTTTCCCAATCCTTGACCCCTGTAATGGGGCCGCTTATGTAGGCAGTTCCTTCCTGCCTCTCGTATCTTTTTCTTCTGAACATACCTAATCTTACCCCGAGCAAAATAAATTGTCAACAATTTTCCGAAAACTTTTGAAAATTATTTTAGAAAACTACGGCTTCTTCCTCAGCCTCGTCGTCCTCAACCTGAGAGCAGAACTGAGCGAATGAGATGTCGTCATCTTCCTGCTTCAGATATTCCTTCACAGTGCTGCGGAAAGCAGGGAAAGTACCGTTATGAATGGCCGTGTAGGCTCTTCTTACGAAGTCCTCGCACTCACCAAGCTCAGGCGACCACTCAACACCGTCAGCCCATGACGTACCGATTTCCGGGCAGGAAATGATAGGAAGGTCAACGTCGCTTGAGGTCTCCATAGCCTTACGGATTTCAAGAGTGCGCTGAACGGCTTTCTCAACATCAGTACAGTCAATATCAAAGTCGTCCTCATCGTGTACGGAAAGAACAAGCTCGTCTATTGCCTGTTTCACGATATTACTGTTCCAGTATGTGAGCATAGCCGCGAACAGTGTGATTGTAGCGAGCTTAGTCATATCAGAGGCAGAACCCTGAATAAGATAGTTCATAAACTTGTAGGCATCCTTGTCACGACCTGCCCTCATGTGGATGCGGCGGCCTGCAAGGGTACGGATATAGCGTCGTTTCATAACGACCGACTGAACCTGCTCCATAAGCTCGAAAAGCCACGGAGCCGCGCCTGCAACCTTCTCGTAAAGCTGCTCGGCAAACTCCTGAGACCAGCCGAACTGTGTCATCATGCGAGGGATTTGCATCCCGTAAGACACGCCGAAGCGAAGGTTCTTCGCGAACTTTCTTCCTGCCTTTGCTCCGTGCTCGGCAGCCAGTCCTGAAACTTCAGTAACGTATGAGTGCTCGTCGAGGAACGGGTCAGCCTTGTACATATTGCGGATTTTCTCTCCGTTCTTTCCCGGAGCGAATTGAGCCGCAAGCCTGTTTTCCTGAGCTGAATAGTCGAACTTTACGAAAGCATGTCCCTTCTCGGCTACGAAGCACTCACGGCACATCTTTGCAAGGTCTACTTCCCTGTCTGTCTTTTCAAACAAAACTGTCTTTGAAGGAACCTGCTGTAAGTTAGGAGCGGCAGCCGACAAACGCCCTGTCTGACGTGCACCTACGATATTAAATGTTCCATGCAGGCGATAATCATCAGCATCAGGATGTAAAAACTCTCCGCTGTCAGAGAAAGCAGGGAAAGAAAGCCCGTTCTTGTGTGCGACTATAAAACGTCCGAACTTAGGGCCGAGGAACTTATCAACAATGTTCTTTGCCTGCTTATACTGAACAAGGTCAGCCACAATCTGATATGAGCCTGCTGCCTCCGCGAACAGGCCCTTATTGATACAAGGATTGCAGCTCACCTCATACCCCATGTCATATACCTGCTGCTTTGTGCGCTCAGCGTAACGCTTAGGAACATACATGACAAGGCGTCCTTTCTCAATATGAAGCCCGTTGAATACGTCTTTGAGTGCCCTTTTCTGCTTTGTAAGCTCATCGCCTACGAACAAGTCGGTCGTATTCTTAAACTTACGGCCCTCAACCTGCCAGCCTTTTATGTTGATTTTATATTTATACGGAACGTCAAACTTATCAAACTGAGCCGCAAGCTGCTTCGGAGAGTTGATATTCACTTCCCCGTACTTGCCCTCGTAGCCATTCTTTAAGTCCTGATATGCCTTTCCTGCGACCTCGCAGTTTTTGAGCCACTTAGGAAGGTTGAACTTAACACCGCGAACTTTCATAAAGATTGTCACAGGAAGCATTTTCATGTTCATATCAAGAGCGAACTGCAAATCCTGTTTTTCAATAATCTCTTTCTGAAGCTGCCAAATGCGCCACGGCTGGTCAGCGTCCGAAAGCACATAGTCCCTGATTTCCTGCTTGTAGCCTTCATCCCAAAGCTGCCCGAGGTGCCGACGGAAGTCTCCATGAAGCCCAAGCCGGGCACAGACACCTTCAAGAACTTCCTTACCTTTATGTTCATTAAGGTACTTCACTGCGAGGTCGTCCAAGCCATATTTCTGATACTCGTCAATAAGGCTTTCGACAACCGATATGTCAATCAACGAGCATTTCATGTCACGCGGGTCAATATTATGCGCTATACACAGCCATACAATATCATACTGAATGTTTGCACCAATAATCGTAACGTCAGGATTAAGAAGCAGGGAAAGAACCGCCTTTCCACCGTTACCGTCATAGCATTTCTTTGTCTTTCCGTCAAACACACCGACTACGATAATGCGTCCAAGCCCGAACACACAGCTTGTGCCACGGGCTTTTATGCTTCCCCTGTCTTTCAGGTACATATCTTCTGTCTCAATATCAAGTGATATAAGTTTTTTAGACATCTTCTGTCTCCTCCAAAATATTTATTTTTTGATATGCTGTAAATAATAATCTTTCCGCTCAGGCTCCTCAAGCCATCTGATGACCATTCCCTTATGCGGCTGAGCGTAGCCTATACCGCGTAAGAAACCTATCATCATCCCTACGGCAGGCTTCTGCTCAATGTACTCCTGCTGTGTGCTCATAGGACAGCCTGCAAGCGTAATGTCCGTGTAGTTCTCAGCCCACGCTTCTGCAAGCATGGCACACACAGAATTATTGAGCGGAAGCAGGGTAGACAGGAACTGAGCTTTTCCTGAAATCTTAGTCCACATCGCCCTGCCGCGATATTCCAGCCCGTGAAATTCATAGTACCTGTCAGCCCCGCCTATCTTAGCTGTGCCGACAGTCCACACCTCACATCCCGGCCAGTCATCGTGCGCGTCAACGCCATTCTTTCCGGCAACGGGAGCCTTTCCCAAAATAACGAGCCTGTTCTTCATACGTCGTTCACCTCCTTAATTATATCCACAAGCCTGCTCATAGAATATCTTCCCTGAGCAGGAACTATGTACAATCCTTCCCTGCATCTCGTGCAGCCGACGTAAAGAACACGAAGCTCCTCATCAACATTCAGTGTCATATTCTCACTTACAAGGCGGGTGCAGTCCATGAACATCGCCGTAAAATCAGCCTCACCTCCCTTAACCTTGTGAACAGTAGAAAGCAGGAGAAAAGGCTCAATCATCTGTGACATTTCCCTGAGAGCTTTAAACCCCCAAGTGTCAACCAAGTCCTGATAGTAATAACGCTCAATTCCCGGAATAAGCTCCGAGTGTATGAAGCTGTCGTTTATATCCTCAATCTTGTATTCTTCCATGAATTTCTGCCGTGCCTCAGGAGTGCCGTAGCCTTCCTTGCGGTAGTTGTAGTAGCGTTCAATCCTTGCCAAATCACGCGAAGGAATACAAAATCCCTTATTTGTATTGTATGGAACCATGAACTGCTCAAGAACCTTTGCCATATCAGCGATAAAGCAGTTTGTCCTGAACAAAAGATACCATCTTCCGCCTTTAGGGCCGTTATGCTTCAAATCGTCACGTATGATACGCGCCAGCACGTTTCTATCTGTGACGTTCTTAACAAAACCTTCTTTGTCAGTCGCAGGCTTGTAGTCTTTGTCAACTTTTTCCTGAATAACACTTGTAATGCCTCGGGCAAACTCATATACCCTTCTCGGAAGCCTGTAAGAAGTCTCATGTTTCACGAGCTTGTAGTGCGCTGCCATCTCAATAAGAAGTTCCGGGGCAGCACCGTTATAAGTGTACAAGCAGTTATGCACTGTGAGACCACCCTCAGTGATGTAGGTATGGTACTTAGGCACATCAAGACTGTAGACCTCATCATCATACCACTGTACGTCAGTCTTAAAAGACTTCCAAAGCCTGTCCTTCTTAGCGTTAGCCTCACCGTAATAAACGGGAACAGACATAACCTCAGGAAGAAGATTGCAGGCCTCACAGAGTGACATACAGCTTCCGCCACTTTTAGCCTGAGCCTTCTCATGGTTGAACATTGGAAGGCAGATGTTAAGGTACAACGCTTCGAGCATTCTTTCAGCACGCTTTGCTATACCCTTTACAGTTTTATAAACTTCATTTACAAGTTCTCCGTGCCACATCTTCCAACTAATTTGAGGGATACCATAGGTCAGGGAGAAATACTGCTCCCAAACAAGTGCTTCCTCTTCACTGTGGCAGAGCTTCAAAATCCAGCCTGCTTCAGCTCCCTCATTATTCATACGAAGAATAAAATGTGTTGCACCCTGCTTATTGAAAAGCTGGCACTGACCTACACGGAACCAGTCTCCTTTTTTCATAAGGTATACACATCTTAAAGATGTATCTCTGTTATTCCAACGTACAAGCATCCTGTGTTCAGGAGTAAAAAGCTGCGGTTTGCAGCCCTCGGCAGTAACCTCAATCATAGGCCCCTGATAGTGCCTGTGTGCTACAGTCATAGGATAATCAGCGTGCTGCTTTCCATAATAAGCGTAATCTTTCATTGAGAAAGTAACAGCACTTTTTCCCTGACAGTTTTCAATAGAGACATAGCCATCTTTTGTAAGAACTTTAGTTCCGGCAGGCTGACACTGAAAGTCGTCACCAAGGCAGATTACCTTCTCAGCGTTCTCAAACGCCTTCATGCACACCTGCCACTGAAGCGGTGTCAAATCCTGACACTCATCTATGAAAGCAATCTTCACTCCCTGAAGCGGCTCCCCGTTTTCCATATATCGAAGCAAACAGTCATAAAAATCTACTAAATCATGTCCTTCCTTGAAGGCAACGTATGCGTTTATGAGACGCTCGTACTGCGCGTGGTCATAGTTTCCGTCAACGAAAACACCGCGCTTGCTTCCTGAGCGCATGGCGTCATAACGCTGCAAAAGCCTGTCATCCTCAGTAGCGTAGCCGAAAGCGTCGGACAGGGAGAGCTTGAAGCCCATCGCCTGATTGAAAGCCGCTATATCGGCAGCCGTAATAATGTTCTTTCTTGCTAAGTGTGCCTCACGGAAACACAGCGCATGAAGCGTCTTAAAGTGCATGAGGTCGTCAGGAGTGAGGTCTTTGTTTACGGCAAGAGCACGCTCAATACCGTTCTCAACGCCCTTCTTTGTGTACGTTACGAAAGCAATCTCATCTGGACGGTATGTCGCAAGAGCTTTTACAATCTCCTGCATGGCCGCCGTGGTCTTTCCTGAGCCGGCCGCGGCCAAGTGTACGGTAACATCATCAGTCTTAAAGCGTACTACCATACGTTACCGCCCTTAAAACTCACTTCAGTAACAGTGGAATCCTGAATGGTGTGTATGAACTCACGGCATATACCGCCGCGACGCTCTATGTTGCGTGCCGTCTGCTTCCAGCTTACAGAAGGCTCGCTCCTGTCTCTGATATATTGCAGGCACTCCAAAACCTCATAATCAGTAAGATGAAACTCCTTGGAAGCCTCATCGTCAGTTCTTGGAAGCCTTGTATAAGCTCTATTTGCAAGGTCAATATGATAGAGAGCTTTCCCGGTATCCGTGTCCTGAAGTGTAAACTCACCGCCTACCTGACGAAGCAGGTCACACATATACTCGTTCTGACTGTCCCTAATCACAAGCTCGACACGCGCGTGAGGAAAGTTCTGACGTGCCTCACGCAGCTTGTCAGCTATACGCATGATACTTTCTGTATCAGCCCCGTAAACATTTCTAAAAAGTGTAAGCTCATTTCTAAACATAGCAAATCCCCCTAAAATCTGCTGTCCTCATCTCCCGCAGGTTCAGCGGAAGAACCGCCTTCTTTTTCGGCGAGCTTAATTGTGGCAGCCCTCAGCGCGTCCTGCTCATACATGTCATCGTAGTATGCGAAACGCTCCTCAAGCTCCTTATCCTCAGCCTTAATCCAGCAACGGACAACCATGTCCCTGCCGCCCTTAGTCTTATACTCGACCTTGCCCTCAGTGCAACCGAAGGTAATCAGCTCCTCACGAAGGTTTGTGCGGCCAAGACTGTATCTCTCAACCCTCAGGTAATCTTTGACACCCTCAGTAGAGAAATAATATTTCCCGTCGTTATGGTACACCTGACCTGCGTTTATCATGTAAGGAGCACCGTTCTGAACCTGCCTGTGAGTAAGGTACTTAATCAAAAGCATGTGAAGCTCATTAAGTTCCGTTGTATCACTCTCGGCAGATACCTCAATCTGACGCTCGTCAAGTCCTTCCATGCAGGAGTTGACAATATCAATCCAAACCGAGTTCTTTACCTGCTGAGGCATCCAGCCAAGCTGGTCAATGCACTTTACTTGAACATCAAGCTGATTGCGAAGCTCTGCCGCGCTGTCGAAGCGCACCTGCTTTGGCTCCTTTCCCGGGGCCTGTATTTCCCACAAGTAGTAAGGCGTTCTTGCCAATACCCGTGAGATAGGCCCCATCATCTCAGCTCCCGTAATGTCATTCTTCTGAGCATCAGTTTTCTGCATACCTGAGAACTCACGCTCGCGACACTCCTTACGGTTACAGTAAGAGCACATCGGGTCATGCTTACAGGAGTAAGCCCACTCCTTAGAGTTCGCACTGTCATAAGTGCTCTTTATCCCCTGCATATCCTCAATCTGAAGAGGAGCTTCCATGCAGTTATCAAGCTCCAAAAGCTCATTGAAATAATCAGCGTCCTTACCGTACTTCTTTTTGAAATAGACACAGGAATGGAACAAGAACTTATTTCTTCCTGCGTTCTCGTTCAGTGCGCCTGTAAGAGCCATCATCTGAATACAAAACGGAGCGTCGTTATAAGGCAACTTAGAAAGCGTTTCCTGCATTTCCTGAACAGAAGTGTAGGAAGCCTTAATCATGTCCAAAGCCTTATCAATGCCGACAAACTTACCGTCAACCGTAATCATACGGTTCATAGCCTTGCCTGACGCAGCATTGAAATAAGGCAGGAAAACGCACTTTCCGTCCTCGCCCGGGACTTCCTGAGCATGCATAGGAAAATACTCAACCTTGCTCTTATGCTTGTCATCACAGTAAAGCATATCGAGGCCGTACACCGCGATAATCTTTTTAAGAAGTTCGATTACCTCAGAAGCACTCTCAGCTTTCCTGAACATGAAGTAGATATGAAGCCCCGAACTTTTCGACTGAAAGGCAGTGAACTTCCATCCCACCTGATACATTCGCCTGATTAAGTGAAGGAACTTCCCCAGTTCCCCATAAACGTCAATATCAATCACACCGTAATAGCACATATTGCGGTACATCTTGCCGTCAATTTCCTCAGAGAAAAGAGGCTCGATTGCACAACCCTGCTCACCGTTCAGGTGAGCGCGGTAGTCGTCTATTGTGACTGGTCTTTTTTCCTTGTTTGATTTGTCCCGTGGATTAAGCATGGCGTAAAACACGCGCGAAGCCTTGTTCTTACCGCTCGCTTCCTTCTTGAAAGGAGGCTGGTGCACAACAAACTTTTCGCGGCTGCCATGAAATATACTGTAAAAATCCATGAGGAGCTTTTCTGCGTCCATCTTGCTCCCCCTACCTTGCTTCCAAGTTCTCTCCTGCCTTACAGCAGCCTAAAGCAACGTATTTCATGCCACAAACTTCAAGCATGGGAAGCTGCCGCTGGATTTTGTACCTGTTCTTTGCACGTACTGAACCAAGCTTTACGAAAGTGTACTTCTTATAAGTCCACCTGTCTGCCTTAGGGTCAACGATGACCGTCTCAGTAACGTCAGGAGCAGGAGAAAATCCTTTAAGCACAGCATCCAAATCCTGAACGACAGGCATATACTGTCTGTCAACTTCAGAAAGCTCAGAGGCCGGAAGCTCATAAACCATCCTATCCATAACCTCAAGCATTTTAAGTTCTCCTGAGAGAACTTCGCGCTGTATCATGTCGTCACCCATGTGAAGGTACGACTTTACTATCTCTTTCGAGTAATAAGGCTTACCGCCTGCTATAACCTTATAGTACATATATTCCTCCTAAAAAGATTGGAAGCGGCAGGATTTGAACCTGCGTCAAGGACATTCAGGAGCTGTATTCCTTTATTACTCCAAAGCTCTCCCAATTGAGCTACGCTTCCATAACGACGG